CACCACTTCATAGGTGGGGTTCGTGTTCATACCGTCCCGAATTCTCATCACGGTGTTGACGTGCAGGCCGGTTGACTGCGCCACCATCGCGGGGCGCCTGTCCTTCAGGGCATCCCTGATCTGATCTAGTGTCATCATCTTTTACACCTCACAATGTAGATTTGTCTCATTGACGTGTTGACATGGTACAGCAAAGCAGATAGAGTTACAACCAATGCGCAACCGGATAGGCCGAACGCGCAGCAACAAGGAGGCCAAATGGCTATCAACGTCAAGACGACAAAAGGACTGCACGCCAATGGTGTGAAGTGTCTGGTTTACTCACATGCTGGCGCTGGCAAGACTTCTCTGATCCCAACATTGCCAAGCCCTATTGCTCTGAGTGCAGAGGGTGGTTTGCTTTCGATTGCGGGTGCTGATGTGCCTTACATCGAGATTAGCAGCATGGCTGATCTGATGGAGGCTTACACATGGCTGACAGAAAGCGCCGAAGCCAAGCCGTTTCAATCGGTTGCGCTGGATTCGATCAGTGAGATTGCTGAGGTGGTGCTGGCTGAAGAATTGCGCCGCAACAAGGATGGACGCGCAGCTTATGGAGAACTGAACACGGTGATGACGCAAATGATCCGCGCATTCCGTGACCTGCCTGGGCGCAATGTCTACTTCACCGCCAAGTGCGAGAAGTTGCAGGACGAGTCAGGGCGCATCCTCTACGGCCCTATGATGCCGGGTAAGTCTCTGAGTCAAAACCTTGGGTACTTCTTCGACTTAGTGATGCCTTTGCGCGTTGACAAGGACTCGGAGGGCAAAACCGTTCGGGCGCTCATGACGGACTCAGACGGTCTGTGGCAAGCCAAGAACCGCGCCGCCGGTCAGCTTGACATGTGGGAAGCGCCTGACCTGGGGGCGATCATTCGCAAGATTGGTGGTCATCCATGACACTTCACCTCCAATGGCTTGCAGCTAAAGAGGCTGAGAAACTTGCGGTTGATCGTCGTCGCCTGATTGAGGACGAGCTGGTCAAATCCCTAAAGATCAGCGCCACTGCAGAAGGTTCAAGCACGCATGATCTTGATGGGTTCCAAGTAAAGGTGACATGCCGCATTGATCGCAAGGTTGACGCAGACATGGTGCAAGAGCTTGCCGCCGAGAACGGACTGTCTGAACACCTCGCCAGCCTTTTCCGCTGGAAACCTGAACTCAACATGTCGGCATGGAAAGCTGCTGACGAATCCATCACCCGGCCACTGGCTGGAGCGATCACGGCCAAACCGGGCCGACCTTCTTTCACTATCACCAAAAAGGACTAATCATCATGGCATTCCTTCCCCAAGCATTCGACGCCGCAGACCTGCCACAAGGCACCGGCAACTTTGACCCGCTGCCCGCTGGGTGGTATGACGTGGCCATCACCGGCGCTGAACTCAAGTCCACCAAAGACGGCAACGGCTCGTACATCAAGGTTCGCTACGATGTGACCGGCCCCAGCCATCAAGGCCGGGTTGTGTTTGGCAACCTGAACATTCAGAACGCCAGCGCCAAAGCGGAGGAGATTGGGCGTCAGCAGTTGGGCGAGATCATGCGCGCCATTGGCCTGAGCCGCGTGCAGGACACGGATCAGATGATTGGCGGCAATCTGTCCATCAAGCTGGAGGTAAAGCCCGCAGACGGTCAGTATTCAGCAGGTAATGAGGTGCGCGGGTTCCGTGCGCTGGCTGGCGGCACGGCGCCTAAGCCTCAAGCTGCTGCGCCATCTGCACCAGCTGCTACCCGCGCCGCACCTCCCTGGGCCAAGTAAGCAATAAAAAGCCCCGGTTGGTTGATACCTTCCGGGGCCAAAACGTACAAGGAGCAAGGAATGCGTATTCCCGAGCCAAACAATAGCATATCCGCGCTGTTTCAATACACCACAGCATCAACTCAACCGGCTTTTGTGATGGGTGCGCCCGGTTGCTGGTGTTCGTGTTGTCTTCTCCGGCCCGTAGTAGGCCCATCCACATATGATGAAAAATCGAGCGCGGCGTCTTTCTGGTTGTCCAAGCAAATTCTGTGTCGGCAAAAGACGAATGAGGCCCAGCCCCGCAGGCTTTATCCCAAACCAGCCATTGTCCTGGGGGCAGCAAGTGCGCGAAGTTGTTGGCACCCCACAAGACTATTGGCAGCTTCCCCCCAGCTCCGCCGCGCGTGGCGTCTCGGCCAGCAAACATTTCAATCATGTGCGCCGGGTCGAACTGTTCATCATCGCCGTGAATTGGCTTTCTGTTGGTCAGGTGCGAAAGCTTCCCGGAAGCGCCATGAACGTAACCAATCCCATAGGGCGGGTCTGAAATAATGGCGTCAGCCTTTATCGACTGCATGACCTCCCGGCAGTCCCCGTGCCAAAGTTCAGCATTTCCAATCACTACTTTCTCTGCCATCTCAATTCCTTTCTATCGTGTGCCGCCTAACCGGGCGCTCAAGCGGACGCCTTCGGCGCGCGCTTAGCTGTTGGGTTACAGATCATCACGCCACCCGGCTCCACCGCAGCCCGTTGGCAGCTGCCTGGCGTTGCGTCTCCGATGTATTGGCCCTTATCGTCTCGTTGCCGAGGAGATTTTCTCCTCGTTCGCTGTGAGGCATAGAACGCATCACGGCATTCAATCGAATGAAACAATTTGCGGCCCATTGTCGTGGGTTGCGTGAAGATTGCCCCACACCCTCTACAGGTGCGCTCTGGCCCTGGTGTTTGGGCCGCAATGGCCACCGCCTTTTTATGGTGTTCGCAGGCTTCGGCAGACCTGTAGCGCATGTATTGGCCGCGTGCGTCTGGTGGTGCGATGCGCTCAATGTCGGGCGTTGCGACGCCTCGGAGCGGGCGGGCCTGCATCAGTTCGGCCAATGGGCGGGCGATGACGCCGGTGTTGAGGTTGAAACCGGCTGCACGTTTGAATTCGTCCGATCGCACGCCGTGCGCCATATTCATGTGCGTTGTCAAATGACGGCCAACCCACTCGCAGTCTTCAGCTAGACAGGGTATTTCTTCCTGGTCTAGGAATTCGTCGTAACACTGTGGCAGCGCCATACCCTCGGGGTTTGCAATCCAGCGGTCGAAGCGTTTAGCCAGGAATGAGCGGTAACAGGTGGATGTGCAAAATTTGCGCGACTTGCTCCGCTTGCCATAGAACTCGACGCCGCATTCCATGCAGACCAGCATGCTGCCCTTCAGCTGTTTTTGGCGCCCTCGCTCCCGCGCTTCTGCCGTCATGGGCTTTGCTGCGTGGGCCATCGCTTGAAACTGTGGTGACTTGACGTAGCAGTCCAGCGAACAGAATTTCTTGTCCAGACGCGAAAAGAATGTCTTGCCGCACGTCGGGCAAGGGCCGCGATTCGGGATAGGCTTCGAAAACGTGTTCCGCAAGGCAGCGTGGCGGCAGGCGTCTGAGCAATAAACGGTTTTCTTTTCATACTTGACCTTCCACGCCTGGGAGTCGCTTCCCTGGAAGGTGCAGCCACAATGCCCACACGTCAGGGCGTCCCGGATCGCGCAAAGCTCCGCATTCATGAATTTGGCCATGATGAATCCTACAGCGCCAGAGGCGTCGCGTGCATCATGCTGGTGATCCAGCTTTCTCACGAACCTCATCCAGGTACTTCGCCAGGTCGCGGTAGTCGGCAAAGCGCTTCCCCCCGTCAACGTAAGTCTTCACCCTGAACGTGCCCTGTGCGATCTGGTTGTAGATCGTGTTGCGCGCCAGGCCGAGCGCGTCGGCCATCTGGTCGACGGTGAGGCGCAGGCCGTATTTTTCGGCGATGATGGCTTCGTGCAGGAGGCTCATGGGGCGCGGGCTCCGAACAGTGTTGTGGTGTGTTCGTCCTGCGGTGCGGGCAGCAGGCCGGTGGCGGATTGGCGGTCGCGGGGTCGGGGCATGGGGTGATTGTGTCGGGGTTGGTGCTATTTTTAGGATAGCTGCTTGTGACCTTTTAGCGCTGGGTAGTTGCCGATTTCGAGCTTGTCATGTCATTCCCTTTCAGCCGGCTAACCCGGCGCTCGTTCGGACGGGCCTGACGGCCCGCCGCACAGCTCTGCGTTAGACCTCAACGCCGTAGTGATTCGCGCTCATCGGCGGCAACCTCCGCCAGTACGCTTTCGCGCTGTCGATGCTCTG